TAGCAGGCGGAGGCGGACCTGGAGTTCCACAAATGCCTGGTGCTGGTTCTTTAGGAGGGTTTGTACAACCTCCTAATAGAAACCAACAAGCAGCTAATGAATCATCTAGTGGTATGAGTTTTGGTGGAGCAGTAGCTAGAGCTCTTCCATACGCTGTAGCGGGTATCGGTCTTGCTGCAACAATGCTTCCTACAAATCAACAAGCAATTGAACGTAACTTTACTGAATCCCGCTTAAACTTCATGACTAACGGCGGAGCTCGACGCATGATTAGCGGAGCGATGCAAACTGGAACAGGAATTGAGCCAGAAGACGCTGCTCGTGCAGCAATGATGGGCCTAAGCGCTGGAATGCTTCCAGGATTTGGAAAAAACGATTCCATGTCCGCAGCTTCTACATTTTCAAACCTTGCGCCTGGAGTAGGAATTCAAGGCGGTATGTCTGCTGCTATTGCTCTAAATCAAGCATCTAGCGTAAACAAACTTCGTATGATTGGCATAAATGTACGAGGTGCCGATGGCTTTATGAGAAAACCTGAAGATATTGCTAACGATGTATGGAAGCAATTAACTAATGCATCTGGCGGAAAGAAGATAACAAAAGACGCTATTGCTCTATCTTTGCAACCAGGTAATGCTCTTTATTCTTATTTAAATCAGTACTTCGGTGAATCGCCAGAACTACGAATGGGCATCATTAATGCAATTATGCAAAAAGCATCTGGTGCAGAATTAGATTTGCAATCATTAAAAGACAGCGGATTGATTCCAGATATTGCTCAAAGCGAAGCAAAAAGAAACGCAGCGGCTTCCGATGTTATTGCTTCTACATCTGATTATCAAATTCAAGGAATTATGGAAGCTAACACGCTTCTTACAACAGCTGCTAAAAACTTTAATAAACATGTAGACGACTTTGGTTCCATTATTAAACAATTCTCTAAAATAGAAACATTAGCTGGTGGAGGAAATAACGGACTTGGCGGGTTAATGGGTGGTATAGGTGGGTTAGTTCTTAGCGGAATAACATCGTTTCTAGGTGCTCTACTTGGTGGTGGAGAAGGAAAAGGTAAAGGGTTTAAAAAGTTTGGGTTGGCAGCTCTTCTTACAGCAGGAGTAACTTACGGAGCAAACAAACTATTTAATACAGATATGACTGATGAAAAACCAGAAGATGGCCAAGGTGGTGGAGAAGGTGTTGAAATGGGTTCAGTCAACCCATTAAGCGGAAGTCCTAGAATTTCAAGTAATTATGGAGATGTTAGATATTTAACCTTTAATGGTAAAAAAGGACCGTCTTACGGTAAACCTCACGGTGGAGTTGATTATGCAGTTTCTATTGGAACCCCAGTATTAGCTGCAAAAAGTGGTGTGGTTCAATCAACTGGATACGACGCAGACGGTTTTGGTAATTACGTAAAAATACTTCACAACGATGGTTACACAAGCTATTACGGACATTTATCTAGCAAAAACAAAAGTGCTGGTGCCGTAAACGCTGGGGAAGTTATCGGAATAAGTGGAAACTCCGGAGCTAGTACAGGCCCTCATCTACACTTTGAAGTTCGTAACGGTGGAACTTCTGTAGACCCAATTAGTTATTTAAGTAACGCTTCGTCTTTAGAACCAGGTTCTGTAGGAAATATGTATTCCGGAAACATGGACTCAACATCAGGTGATGTAGGAGTTGCTGGAGTTAGCCTCTTTAATATGAAATCTGGGACACCACTGTTTGCAAAACCACAAGGTGGAGGAGACGCTGGTGGGGGCAGTACACACACTAACTACGGTGGAGTAGTTGTAAACATCAATGTACCTAAAGGAACTGCAATTGACGAAAAGAAACTTGCAAGAGAAGTTAAAAACATCCTTGTTAACGAAGACGCTATTAGAATGGCGGTAAGCAGATAATGCCAATTCCTTTAATACCTGTTGTCATAGGAGCCCTAAGAGTAGGCGTTGGAGTAGCGATTAAACAACGTGCAAAAAACCAAATAGTAAAACAAGCGGCTAAAGGAGCTGCTAAATCAGCTAAAGCAGCAAAGCCTGGAACTAGCAAACTTACAAAAACTACAAATGGGTACGCTCTAGGCAGCGCTGCTTCAAAAGTTTTAGGAAAAACAAAATTTGGAAAAGTAGCCACTGGTCTTACTATAGCCAGCGTCGCTATTCCACCATTAATTAATCAAATTTCTAAAAAAGATACTAAATCAACTTCTAACAATGTTACTACAGATAGAACTACTGCAAAAGATAAGACTAAAGCGGAAGTTGCTACTGATGGCGATACTACCCCATCTCCTCAACCAGAAGCTGACCCAAGTGAGTATAAATGGAACTTGCCTCCTCACAAATGGAGTATGCCTCTAACCCCTACTTTAGTTAACAACGTAGGTGGAGGACACAACGACTTTGGAAAACCAAATCGTTCTAGCGAAGCATACCGTCGTGGTCGCCTATGGTGGAATTCAAGCGCAAATCTAGACATTACAGTTGGTTCTTCTGACTCCAGTAGCGATGCATACCAAATAGCAAAACAAGCTTCCGACAATGAAAGAAAATACGGTTTCCAATTTTTATGGAACCCAGAGTCATTTTCAACAGCTGTTCAAGTACAGATGGAAACAACTCCAGATGTAAAAGATATGTTTTTATCTTTAGTAGCGGCTTTTCCAGCGACTGAAACAATTACGTTTAATATTGTTTTAGATAGAACTAATGATTTTGCTTGTGCAAACGCTAAGTTTGAAAGACCAGGGTTAAACACTTCAAATATCTACGGAGTGCCTCCTGCTCAGGTATCTCAATATAGACCTGACCAGTCCTACGACAACAAGGTGACAGAGAGAGGTCTGTTAAGAAACTCAGTAAGAGAGTTTTCTGAATATTACAGCGGCAACACTTCGTTTCAGACTAGCGCCGAGCAGTTGGAAGATAAGTTGATTGATTTATTTGAAAGAGGAACAATTTCAGATGTTGAATATCTTTACAGAGCCATCAACGGTCCCGGAACAGGTGATACTGTTTGGACTAACAGAAGAGGAATACAGACAGCTGACATTGGCTTTTTAATGCCTACGTTATTAAACATTGACATTGGTCCTCTTGCCTACAAGGGGTACGTCACCAGTCTAGGGGTTCAACATATGAGGTTTACACCCGATATGATTCCTATTTCTACAAATGTATCAATATCACTAAACGTCCTTGCAACTGCAGGACTTACAAGCAAGAAGGTATAAGAATGCCAATTAGACTAGGTTCACGGTATGAGCTTTCTGTTGTTGATTTTATTTCTTTTGAGCCTGACGAAGATGCGTACCCAGTTGTTTTTTACGAATTTGATGAATTAAATATCTTGACTTATCAAGAGTACCCATACAAACAAGGCGAACGACTAGACAACATTGCTATGAAATTTTACGGCAAACCAGGTTTTTGGTGGATAATTATGGAGGCTAACCCTGAAATTGAAGACATACAAAATATACCGCCTGGTACTTTCTTAAGGATTCCTCGTGTTTAATAGTGTAAAGGTTAATTTTCCTACTAGCTCTGCTCAACCAGACCGTGTTCATACTGCGTATATTAGACAAGGGCTATTTAACCATGAATTTGCAACCATTCATTTTCGTGATTGGGGTGTAGACGTGTCCCGAGTTAAACCGGGTACCCCAATAACTTTAAATATTGGAAAACGAGAGTTTGTTGGTTATGTTCACCACATAAAAGCTGATATGACTGGAGCTTCTAATTTTATTGAAGTCTCAGCAATTGGTGCTTCTTATGTAATGCGTCAAGCTAGTCAAGACGTGTTTAGAAATATAACTGCTAGTGAAATTGCTCAAAAAATTGCTGTGGAAAACGGATTTTCTTACAAAGTTGAGCCTCATCCAAGAGTGTACCCTCAGATATCTCAAGCAGGGTTAACTGATTGGGAATTTTTACGAAAACTAGCAAAACAATGTGGGTACAGCTTAAATGTAGAAGGAACTACTCTGTATTTTCAACCTCATTTAAAAGAGTTTACAGAAAACCTTTCTGAATCCCTGTACTTTACTAGAGGCGAGTACGGTATGAAAAGTGCTCAACATATATACGAATTTAATCCTGTAATTGGAGAAACTCTATCTCATGGGTTAGCAGATAAATCTGCAACTGCAGTAACGGGAATAGACCCAAGAACTGCTGAATTAATTCAAGTAACAAAACAAAAACGTTCAACCCCCACTAGAAAAAAAGCTCAAACAGAACTATTTGATAAATACGCTACTACGGTAGTTGTAAACGACTTTGAAGTAGCTACTTATGAAGCAGAGGCCGCTGACGAAAACTCTAAATTTCCATACAGGGCTACTGCTGTAGTTTTTGGAGATTCTAGACTGTCCCCAGGTAAACCTATTTACTTAGACACCGTTGGTTCATATAGTGGTTACTGGACAGTTTTAGAGACAGAGCATAGAGTAGAAGAAACAGAGTTAAACTACTATCTTTACACAACATATCTTGTGTTGGGAACAGACTCGTTAGGAAGCGTTAATATATCGGGAGCCCCTGCGTCACCTTCGTCTTTTCAAAACAGAACAATTAAACCTAATGTTAGACAAACACGAGAAAATACAAAAAATCAATTAATAAACTCTTCTCCTCAAATAAAACCAACTTCTGATATTAGACTAGTAACTTCAAAGAATAGAACTGCCCCTAACAAAAAATCTTTTGAAGTATCTAATAACACATGGTCAT